CTCAGGGACGCCCCAAAACTGATAGATGGAATTGGTGGTGTTCTCCGGCAGAATACCGTTCTGGAACACAAGGCACCGACTATCATGGACGGTAAATGCCCCGTACTTGCTGAATACCTGATAGTATTCCGGCATGCCGAGGCGGCTTCCTCGAGTGCTGAACGGGTCTCGGGGGTCGTAATTGAAAAGGGAGGTGTAGTCCGGCTGGATGACCGAACGGTCAAAAATGCGGATATCGTCGATGGACTGGATGTTTTTCCAGTCTACCGGCTCATCGAGGCCGCGGCCGTCATTGATGAGCATCACAGCAATGGATCCGCCGAACAGTCGTGCCCACTTGATGCAGGTCATGGCCGTCTCTTCCCAGTCCAACTCATCGAGAGCCTGCTCGTAGAAATCCTGGACTTTCTGATCAGTAACACCCTCCAGCTCAAATCCATGTTTGATTGCTTCCTCGGCTGGGGTGTCTATGATTTTAGCAAACAAACCGTTGCTCTCATAGTTCATGGTCAGCAGCTCATCGGGAACCGCATCCTCTGGGATAAATTTGTACTGCTCAGAGGAGTCCCGCTGTGTGCCGTATTGGGTCATCATGTTGACATATCCGTCAGCGCGATACGGCCGTATCGCCTTGCCGGACTGCTTATAAATCAGGTCGGCATACCGGCTGATACGGTCCATCTGTGACCCCTTATTGTTTTCCATGATGCTTTACACCTCTCTGGTTGAAAATCAAATCAGGCTGTTGACATCAAACGAGCTTCTGGCCTCAAGTTCTGCGAATCCGTTGGCAGAGGCGTCAACCATGTCCTTGAACTTTCCGTCTGGGAAATTTTCTAGCTGAAGAAGATATTCTTCATTCCACGGTCCATATACAATGTCGAAATTCCCAGCCTGCCATTGAGCGGCCATCGGTTCTGCCCTAGCCTCTTTGCTGCCTGTCTCTGCGACTGCGCAAACATCGAAACCGGCCAAATACTTGATGTAGGACTCGGCTTGGTCCTTTCCCGCCTGTCCTGGGTCTTTCGGCAATCGAATGCGGACCCTTTTATATGTGGCTCTATCGGCCTGCGCCGTCAACTTAATCGTCTTGCGAACATCTGACGCCGACATCTGCTTGTTGATAACGTCAGCAATAACATACCGGCCATTCTTTCTCTTTCCTATAAGAACGCCGGCAGTATAAGCCGGATCGCCTCCTTCGTTCTTTTCAGTAGCCGCCAAATCCCAGCAGCGGACCCATCTAACGACATCCTTCGGCGCTTTCTCGAAGATCTCGCCAAGCTGAGTCCGTTTGAAAAACAGACCGGCCGCAGATCTGATTTTCCAGTTGCCTTTGAGCAACCGCTCTCTTTGTATGAGGGACAGGGCTTTCAAGTTTGCTAAGTACCCTGGGTCAACTTTCAGCAGTTCCTTATTGTCGTAGACAGATGACATGATAAATGTCACCGACTTTGGTTCGCTTTTCTCCTCATCTGTCTCCAGATTGAACTGTTCCCACAGTTCCTCTTTTCTGTCGGCCCAATAAATGGTTTCGTCGCGCCTTATCATCCAGCGAATCGCCCCAGACCGCTCAGGTATAGGATAGCCCGTATCTTGGTCTATCCACCACTCAATAAATTTGGCAACCCAGCTATCAGAATCCGGGTTGCAAGTTGCTCTCACAAACGGTTTTACCCCACACGCCGATCTGTTTCGGGACAGCATAAAGAAGAAGGTGTTTTCGCTGAAATGCGTAAGCTCATCAAATCCAATTTCGCAGATCTGTGAACCTTGCCATTTTTCCAATTCTTCATCTCTCTCAATGTGGGCAAACGTAACCTTCCCCAGAGTGTTTCCGTTTTTGTCGTCGAAAAGCCATGAGCTATCCGACATCCTTTTCCTTGCTCCTTTTATTCCGCTATATAGGGATTGCGCTTCTTCCCACAAACCGCCTTGCGCAAAGATCTGGTTGTAGTTTTTTCGGAATATTGTGCATCGGAATCCTTTTACATTTTTGTACCTCAGCGGCGACAAGAGAAGGCCATACGTTTTTCCGCCTCCTGCGGCGCCTCCATATACGCAGACATCAGCGGGTGTTGACAAGAACTTCTCCTGCGGTCCAAACTGCGGCCTGATAATACGAGTTCTTTTCTCACTGCCCATCTTCATCACGCCCGTTTGCAGGCAGGTAAATCACGACATCTTCGGTATTCTCCTCAGTTGATAATGCGACCTCCTGCCTCTGAGACCAGTACATGCGCTTTCTATTGTTCAACCAGTACATAATCGCCATTGTGTCTGGGACAACGTTTTTTGTCGTAGTCTTGATGCGTACCGGCTTCGGGTTCCCGTCTTTGTCCATGTCGATGGTCTTCTCTGTGTCAGTAATCGTGTACCCAACGGCTCTCTGGTACAAAGACTTTTCGACCCTGGAATCGGCAATGTTTTTTCCTTCATCCACCGCATTTCTGAGACTGTCGAATTTCTTCATCCACCTTATGAATGTCCTTACAGAAATTCCAAACGCCTCGGCGATTTCATCGTTTGTGGCGCCCTTGATTGCCAGAGACCAAGCCCAGTCGTCGTGATACTCGCTGTTGTACTTACTGGGGGTTGGCATTCAAGCTCACTCACTTTCCTTCTACATAGTCGCGGGCAAGCACCTCTATCAGGTGCCACCGGTTTTTGCTTGTGATGGTTCCTTCTTTTTCCGCTTTCTTGACAGCCTTCGTAATGATGGAGGCTGCCTCGGCCGGAATAGCATTGCTCCCAAACAGCTTGGTCAGGTAGGTCCAGTCCTCTTCCTCGTTGTACCCGGCGTCGTCCATCTGCTGGTTGATGTTTTCAACCATAGAATGAATAGCAGCTCCCACATTGCGAATATCGGAGAACTTCTGATATTTGGCCAGCGTTTCCACGAACTGCTTGCACTGCTCATAGGCCGCCACACCGATAATCTCCGGGGCAGAGCTCTCCAGGTTCTTCACCAGCGCGTCCATGTCTTTCACTTGGTGAGGCAGGAATGAAAAGGTGACATTCTTAAAGTCGAAGTGGACCTCCGGGGATAGCAACTTATTGTACTGTTCCAGTGGTTCCTCCATAATGTCTTTTCCGATGAAGCTCTCCAGCATGTCGTCCACGTCATCAAGCATCTTGCAGATCTCGCGCAAAACCGACGGGTCATCGAAGCCGCTGATGGCGTTGTGGGCCAACTGCTTCGATGCGATCTTGCTGCGAGAGAGTCCGCTCACATCGATGATGGCGATAATCTCCTTCATACCGGCGGCCCGTGCGCTCTTGATGCGGTGGTGGCCGGACACGATCTCGAGGACTCCATCCTTCTCTGCCAGGAGGGGCAAACTCTCAAGCTGGCCACGGTTCTTGATATTCGCCGTGAGCTGGTCCTGCATCTCCTTCTTCATGATGCGGGCATTGATGTCCTGCTCTCTCACCTTATCGAGCTGTACCTTTGCGATGATGAGGCCAGTCCCCATATCGTAGATTTTTTCATATCCTACTGCCGCTGCGCTCTGCTCTCCTGCCATTTCTTTTCCCTCCTGAGCCATTCAGATAGTGTGGCCTTTTCGTCTCTTTCCTCAATAAGGTCGGCCTCATACGTCAGCTTGTACCCGTTGGTCTTGTCTTCCTGCCGATTGACCAGTTTCATGATTCCACGTACTTCCTTGTTTTCTGCGTATTTGGTCAGCATGGCAGTCCGCATCTTGACAACTTTCTCTTGGTCGATGTCATCTAAAATTGAATCAACAAACTTCTTGTTCTGGGCCAACATATAACAAAGCCGGCCGAGTCGATAAATACGGTGTGGGGCTTTCATGACATACCACACAAAAATGGAATCAGCCGCCATTTTGGAAATTCCAAAAACGGCAGCCACATATCCATCTATCAGCACCGCTCTGTTGTAAGTAGCCTGGGAACCCACAAAGTTATGTGTCCATAACATCCGGTAATACTGAGCGTTGGCACCGGTAATCTGGATGACCTTGATGTCGCTGTTCTCTGCAATCTCATAGTCGAGCGGGAGCATACTGCACTTCAGCGGCTCCAGCTTGCCTTCTGTGGGACGCTTGATTTTCTTACCCTTCGCAAGAGCCACGGCCTCTTCTTCACGGTTGGTCGTGATGTAAGAGTTCAGGTCTGCTCTTGTCCCAGACCTTGCAAAAATAGGGTGCCCCACAGCCTCACCGGTTCTTTTCTCCTGATAGCACAGAAACAGGGCGGGGGCATCCAACATCATCTCATATAGTTCTTTGTGTCCTGTTTCCGGGTCAAACATGGCATAGACCGGCTCTTTCCATGTCATTTTGCCCTGGGTGTCGTAGAACTTCTCGTATCCCGCAAAGTAGGTAGGCGGATTTGCAATGATAATAGTGTGGGGATCGTCCTTTACCTCTTTCAAGTGTTCCCACATATCCAAAGGCCGGTAACTCATGCCTCCCAGCAGGTTTTTCGCCACTTCAAGCTGACGCCGAATGCTTTCTATATGCTCCTCTCGTCTGTCTTTAAGGTCGCGCAGGATGTTGTGGAAGTATTCGTTGCCCGCGTTCTTCGATGTCCGCAGATAGATCTGCGCATACAGTGCAACAGCAGGATCGAGCAGTTCTTCGTCAGAAAATCCCTGTGCGTGAATTTCGAGAGGGGCAAGTGACTGACTAGTTATAGCGTAACCCATCACCGAGGTCATCATGTTGACATCGCTGGTTTCAATCTGTTCCGGTCGAAAACCAGACTGGACAGCCAGATTTGACATAGCGAAGGTTCCTGCACACGGTTCAACAAACCTTGTGTATCCAGACTGCCTAGCATTCTTTATCAGTTCAATCAGGAACTTTTGTTCAACGCCGTTGAGACACCCAAGGAACATCGCCCCAGGATCCATAAAGAACGCCATCTTTCATCCACCTCTGTCCAATGAAAATATCGTCGGGTGATTGCCCAACGAATATAAAGTACAAAAAAGCAGCCGACTTTCATCGGCCGCTCTATTGGACCGGGACCCTGCACCGAAGCAGGAACTCTTGACGGGATGTCAAGAATGATACTTTCACCAATCCCGGATGTAGACCCATCGATGACAGGCCATTTGGCACGGACGGCAAGGAATCGAACCCGCCGCAAGCGGTTTTGGAGACCGCCTCGCCACCTTGGAACATTCGCCCGTATATGGACCGGGAATCCGCAGCGACGCGGAAACTCTCAGATGGAGGCTGAGTGTGATACTTTTCACCATTCCCGGATATAGGCCCGCTTTGTTTCCGCCGCGGGCTGTATTATCAGAACATACTCATTTGCACGGCCTGTTCTTCGTTCGTTTTTTTCACGGTAATCGCTTTTGCCGTTTTCATGGGTTCGGCATCTTCCAGCTCCTCGATGGTCTCCCCAGTGTGCTTCTTCCACCACTCAGCGAAAATCGTTCTATGGCACCAGTTTCCAGGTTTTCGGATGTCCTCAAAGCAAAGAAGCACCAAAGTCTTGTTCTCGGCTTTCGCTTTCTCTTCCAAGCCTCGCACGATTTTGATAATCTTGTCGGTCCCGATTTCCTCCAGCTTTTTGATATACGCTTCTTTATATGGATCGTATTCCATCTTGAGCATATACCCTTTTGGAGCAAGGGAGTAGCACGTTTCCCTTATCGTGTATCCCGTATTGAATCTTGGCCTGCCAACGCTGATTCCGACGGGATAATATCCGTCTTTTCGGAGTTCCTTATTGCTGTATCTACTGGTATAAATAGCCATCAAAATGCCTCCCAAATATCTATAATTTATTATAACACATATGCA